CAGACTCCGGCGCATACCAGCAAGGGCGGCAGGATGAGCGCGAGCGCCTGCAGCATCTGATCGATTTCAGAATCCAGCAGCTTCGTGCCATACCCCGCACTCAGCAGCTCTGCGCTGAACTGCAACACATCTCCCAGCTACTTGAGCCATGAACGACCGCATTCGATTGGATCAGCAACGCGTCGACATGATGGAGGCGCTCTATCAGCGCAGCGGTCGTGATGACCTGCCATACGGTCACCCATTGCGCTGCACCTATACCGGCCTCTGGGATGAGTTTGCCCGTGACCTGGCCGCCAATTTCCGCGACACGTACTACCCCGATCTACTAGATCGCGTGGTGCGTGCCATGGATGCAACCGAGTCAGTGATGACACAGAAGAATGCGCAGCAGGCCATCGAGGCGTGCCGTCAGCAGCTCCTGAGAGACAAGTGGAAGTGAACGGCAACCCCCACCGCTTCAAGGCCGGCCACATCCCAGGCACTGCCGTGCTGACGCCGCAGAACGCCATCGAGATCCGCGAGCTGTACGCCAAGGGGCAGACGATGCTCGATATCGCGCTGACCTATGGCATCAGTACCGCGCACGTTTGCGACATTGTGAACCGCAAGCGCTGGAAGAATGCCGAGCGGCAGGTTGCGGCATGACCGACCCGATTAACCCACCGCACTACCGCCGCGGCCCAGTCGAGGCGATTGATGTGATCGAGGCTGCGGTGAGCGATGCGCCCCACATGGTGCCCGCTTATCTGCAGGGCCAGGCGCTGAAATATCTGCTGCGGATCTGGTGCAAAGGGAACGCCCTCGAGGATGCCCGCAAGTGCCGATGGTATATCGAGCGATTGATTGCCAAACTGGAGGGATGATGCAACAGCTGCCGGGCCTGAATATCCTCGAGCGCCTTGCGCTTCGGATTCTCACGCGCAGCCGTAACACCGGGCTAGTGGTGGTGAAGCCATACGGCTACCCCTGCATCTATGTGGCATCTGATGGCACTGATCCGGTTGCCGCGTATGTGACCGATACGCCAAGCGAGCCGGCTTCAATGCTGCTCGAGCGGATCTATCACCAGCCAGCGGCAGGCGAGGTGGAATGATCAGCCTGCACGGCGGCCGATTGTTGCTGCTGTGCAGTCGCTCAGATCGCACCTGGCACGCTCGAGTGATTCTGGGGCCCAAGCCAGAGCATCAGATTGAGATGGATACCGGTGCCATTCAGCTGCAACCAGCATTGTTGAAGGCCCAGCAGTTCTACCAGGCCGCACGGCGGAAGTTACGGCCTGATGAGCCATTGATGTGCTGGGATTGTCAGCAGTGGGATATGGGCAGGCAGCGCTGCGCTTTTGAGTTGCCAGAATCAAAGAGAAGCGGCGGCCGTTACGCGGCCAGGTGCGAGTTGTATGTTCGGCACGGAAGTCATCAGCCGCACTGACCGAGACGGCGGCTACATCGAAACCCTGATGCCAGTGCAGGGTGAGGTCTACTACCGCAGCTGCGTCGGTAGTGTCTGCCGGTATAGCTCCGATCTATGGCAGGCGGAGCTGTATCTCGATCATCTGCTGGCCCGCTGATGCTACGCGATGTGCTGATCCTCATCGTCGAGTATTGGGCGACGTGCCTGATCGCGCTGTGGGTGTGTAGTCGCATCCTGCCCTAACCATTGCGCGATTGCCCACTCTCCGAGCGTGGTCCAGAAGGGCTGAGCGCGATACCAATCGACCCATGGTTTGTGCCCCTTGCTTGAGTTGCACGCCCAGCAGCAGGCCACCATGTTGCTGCGCACCGTTAGCCCGCCATGCGCCTTTGGGATGATGTGATCGAGCGTTGGCGACCGACCCAGCTGATCGCCGCAATAGGCGCAGCGATAGTTCCAGGCGAGGAGAATCTGATCGCGTGCTGACCGCCGTGTGATCAGGCGCGTCTCTTCAATGTGATGGCGATCCAAGGTCTGGCGGCAGAGGAACGCAGTTCACCTCGATATCGATGATGTCCTCATCGGATGGGATGAACTCAGCCAGATGGCTATAGATATCAGCAGGCAAATCATCCGGCTCCGTATCAGAGCGGATGATCAGCTTGGCGGAGATCTCTAGGTAGAACGCCCGCATGGGCTGGCCGCCGCTTGGCTAACGGTAGCGGTCGCCACTGAGTCTCATGGGATTACAGATTTGCTATGGGATTGCAGCGCAGGATTCGCGCTACGGTCTCGCGCATGACCTACATCCTCCGCATCGGCCCGTGGCACGTTGGCCCGTTCCTCAGCCACACAGCCGCCAGCCACTTCGCTGAATCGCACGGCTGCGATGATTACACGATGATTCCAATGGATGATCCTGCCGAAGCGCCAAACAAGATCTATCGCCTACGGATGGGTGAGCTATCGCATCCCATGAAAAAAAGCGCCAGTTGCTCAGGCCGGCGCTTAGTGGACCTTTGGCTCTCCGATTGAACGCTAGCCCTTGGATGATGTAACGCCCAGGTCTGCGTTATATCTTCCGGTTTCGGCGTAGCTGCGCTCAACAGTGCCGCTCACCAAGATGAATTTCATCTGCCCGATCTTCATGCCGGGCCAGATGCCGAGCGGATGCAGGCGGCGTTGATTGCAGATCTCCATCGTGAGCCTGCTGCCATACCAACCGGGATCACACCAGCCGGCCTCAGCATGATCCCAGCCCTCACGTGCGCGGCTGGATTTGAGCACGAACTGAGCGCCGATGTGATTCGGCAGGTTGAAGATCTCACGGGTTTCAGCCAGGAAGAACTCGCCCGGCTGGATCAGGTATGGATCATCTGCCGTGTGGCCGAGAATATCGACCACCTGCAGCTCAGGTGTCTCTGCCACCTCGATCATGATCCGGCTTCCTAGGGTCACATCCAAGCTGGCCGGGTTCAGCAGCTCTTCATCGAACGGCATCACCATGGCGTGCTGCTTGCACAGCCGCCGGATTTCATGATCAGGAACGAGCACAGGCCCTCAATAATCCCAGCGGACTTTAGCCTTGCTGCTGCGGATGCCTACGTGGATGAAACCTTTGTAGGCGCCGTATCCGATTGAGTATGGCCAGTTCTTATCGCACCAGTTCTGGACCGCGTAGATATCGGCGCCATCGATGTAGAAATCGACCGCACCGCAACCGGGTTTGTAGATGTGCTCGCTGTTGCTCGCGCCACCGGCTGCGGCATTGATAGCAGGCGGGCGATAGCCCGATGTGATCACGATAGGCTTGCCGCCGAATTGCACGCGCACGCGCTCAAGGAATGCGGCTAGCTCCGCTGCGATATCGAGCTGGCCCTGATTCTGAAAGCGCCTGGCCTCCTGATCCAAGGCGAACTCTCCCAGCCGGATGTGCGGCGTGATCCGTGCCGTGAATGGGCTGCCGGGCCGTAGCTTCGCAGTCTCCGGTGCTGCCTGGCTGGCATGGCTGCCCCATAGCTCGCCCTCAGCGCGGCGGCGGCGCAATAGTCCAGCCTCAACTGGGGTGCCAGGGTTGCGATAGAGCTCCAGCGCTGCTGGCACTGCGGCCCAATCACGCTCACGCAGGCACTTGCTAATGGTCTCGAATCCAGCGGATCCGTAGAAACCAGCACCGAGGTTGTAGGCGAAGCTCACCAACGCCGAGCGCTGGTTGTCATCCATCACATTCCAGTGCGGAATGCTGGTGCGCAGCTTGTCTGTGATGCGGTCAATTTCGAGGCGCAGCAGCATGTCGGCTTCGATCACGTTGATCTTGTCGCCACGCTTCACGGCATTGCCGTTGCTGTAGCGCGTGGTGCCATAGCCGATGGTCCACGGATCGCCACCGCTCAGTGGATCGGGGTAGGCGCTGAGGTGGCAGCCTTCGAACTCCTTAACGAGCTTGATGGCCGCGGCCAGATCAGTTTGCTTGCCGTCTTGGCTCCACGTTTGAAACCACGCGCGATCTCGGCGCATCGCGGCGTCGTAGCCGTTGGCGGAGAGATCGGATTCGAGCTGCTGAATCGCGGCGGTCTGATGCGGCTGGCCCTTGTAATACTTGAAGAGCTGCTGCAATGAGATTGGCGCGTCGTTCGCCATGATTCAGCGGCGCTGCTTTGGGAACATAAGGCGCAGCGCTTGAAATAGCAGCTGCAGCCAGCTGTTGGATTTCAGAGGGCTGATGGCAATGATTTCAGAGCCAGCGGCGACGATGATCGCGACGATAGCGAGAGTGGTTGCCTGTTCCATTGCTAGCGGTTGGGTGATGCCTCCAACCTAGAGACCCGTTGCTCTACCGTCGATAGCCGGCCGAATGTCTCTTTGCGGTCTTCCTTGATATCAGTGTGAAGCACCTCGAGCTGTGAAGCGATGTGCTCCACGGCTGAGGTGAGACGGATTACGGCCTCGCGGGCTTCATCAGATTTGCGGCTGAAACCAGCAGCACCCATGGCGGCAACTGATATAGAAGCGCCAGCAACGGCGGCGATGACTTCGATCATGGCGCTATGGGGCTACCCCTTCAGCTTACCGACCCTGACCGCGTAAGGGCTTTTTACCGCGACGCCGGGGCCGGGAGTGCTGGCCGAATCCAGCGCGTGTCGTCTTAGGCGGTCCGGGCTGATGATCGATCCGCGCGGTGCCGGTTTTGGCTTTTACTGCCACGGTACGCCAGCTTGCTTGGTGGGCTGGCGCTGTTCTTCGATCTGGCTAAGCAGTGCCTGACCGATCTCTAGCACCTTGTCATCACCAAGGACTTCCTTGACCCACTCAATTACCTGATCCTTGGTGAGATCCTTAAATGGGATCAGCTGTTCGGGGCGCTCAAACCCGATGGAGCCATAGGCACCAGCTGAGTAGGTGCCGTCTGTCGCGTCAACGGTGTAGTGCGCTGTATAGACATAGCCATCGGCGGTTTCGCGCTCGAGGTTGGCGATGTTCCAAGCAACCGTAACGGTCGGTTCAGGTGCAGGCGCGGCTTTAGCCATGGATGAGGTGGCGATGTTCCAGCTTATTGGTGGGTGCAACCTGTTGAACAGGCCGGTTGCCCGCCTTAGTGAAGGTGACTACTGGGCTTCAAGCTCAGCGGCGATTTCGCACAAAGCATCAACGCAGTTAAAGCCTGACCAGTCGTGATCAACGTGATCCGCAGCAGCTCGCAGGGCGGCGGCAGCAATCCAGCGAGATTCGTTGAGGCAATCATCTGAGCCATAGGATTGGGCACCATTGGCAGCATCTAGCACTGCCTGCGCGGTGGGTGAAAGTTCAGACATAGAAGTGGAAGCGGCTAAGAGGGCGGATAAAGCTGATTGATTGCATCACGAATGAGAAGAGCGTCTTCTTTGCTAAGGCTTAGCTTTATCTCACCCACTTGATCATTGTCGTCGTGATACTTGATGGTGAGGCCAGAGCCAGGCTCTACATCGTACTCGGCAGCGCAGTCTTCAACTGTCCACCACCACTCAAATTCAGATTGACAGCGTTTGATTGTTGTTACGGGCATGGGTAATTAGGGGTAATGACTACTTGGCGTACTTAGCAAGTAGGTCGCGGGCAAATGAAGCGAAATGATCTGCGTGGATCACATCGTTGACGTACGTTGCCTTTTCGTGGCGTGGATCTGCGACAAAACCAAAGTGCTGCCACCAGTCAACGGCGAAAGCTCGCAGCTCGTCGTCCGATGGAATCGGGTAAGGTTCTTGGGTCATGGTTTCTAGGGAACTGTGGCCAGGGGCAGGAGGTGCAAACTCGCTGCCCTACCACATTACACCCGTGTCAAGCCCAACCATCCGGGATTTCCAGATAGTTGAGCCAGACCTCGATGTGAGTAGGACTTATGGCTCTAGCGCAGTAACACGAGCCTTCAGACTCTCGATCTCAGCCAGTGCTTCCTGCAGCGCAGCAGTCAGCAACGGCACCAGCTTGGACTGGTCGATGCCTTGGTAAATCGGGTTTCCGTCATCATCGACTGCATCCTTTTCGCCAGTGATGGCCTCAGGAACAACGCTCTGCACTTCATGAGCGAGGAAGCCGTCAACCGTCTTGGCGGGATCCGCGATGAAGTTGAAGCGGCTTGGCTTCAGTTGCTGCAGACGGGTGATGCCATCTGTGACAGTGGTGACGTTTTCCTTGAGGCGGTAGTCGGAGGAGGTGTTGTAGGCAGTGGCAGACCCGTTAGTCGAAATACTGCCAACAGTGCCGTTCCCGTTTATGAAATAGAAATGGGTATAAGTTGAGGTTGACGTGCCAGCCGAAGACGAGAAGTAAGGAGAAGCAGCGCTCCCAATGTAGGCTCCGCCTTTTATTGTTGAGCTTGGGTCGCCAATGCAGGCAAAGAGTAACTTCCCGTCGTTGGTAATTCTCATGCGCTCCGTCGGGCCACTGTCACCATCGGCGGTGGTACCGAAGACCAAGCGCCCTGGGAGGTCGGTTGTGTCGCCGGAGCTAAACGGAGTGCCATCCACTGCAGTGTAGATTTCTGCACCGACGTTGCTTAAATCTGTTCCGTTTGCACCCGCAAACTTAATAACGCCTAAAACATCGCCATTTTGAACAGCGGTTACGCCTCCGATAGCTCCTGATCTTGATTTACCAAGAACAAACTGCGGCCCAGAGCTGTCTGCTTTATTGCCAACCGCAGTAAAACTTGCTATATCAACAGTTTCAAACAGTATCTGGTTTGTTGTTGAGCCAAAGTTTCCTGCAACGCTACGTGTACTAGACGTGCCAACCAAGAGCCTGCCGGAGCTGTCGATGCGGGCGCGTTCGGTGCCAGATGAGCCGGTTCCAAAAACTAACTCGCCGGGTGCATCAGCTCTAAGTCGTGCTGTTTCTGTTCCTGCAGTTGCGAGGAAGTAATAAGAAGAATTCCCTGATGCACCATTTGCATAAAACGCGCCGTATCCAGTAGAACCATTTGATTTAATAATACAATTAGCGCCAGAGGCTTCAAGCAAGCTTGTCGGCGCTGTGGTGCCGATGCCGACGTTGCCGCCGGAGGGGTTGAGGAGAAGTGCTTCGCCTGTGCTTTCAGCTTGATTGGTCGCTTGGATTAAAGAGTAAGCTCCAACACCAGATTGCCAGTAAGAACCGATAATGGTGCGCTGATCGGTATTCTCTAGTGTTATGCGCGATTGATAGTTGCCGCTTGAAACGTCTTGATTAACGTGCAGGATTGAGGCTGGGCTACTAGTCCCCAGCCCCAGCTTCCCGTCCGATGTGACGCGCAGGCGTTCTTGAGTAAATGCGCCGACACCAGACGGGCGCGTATCAAGGGTAATATAACCACTAACATCATTGGTTCCAGCTATACCTTGAACAACGTATTTAATCCCTCCTATGCTCTGATACGTCGTTCCATCAAAAGCTAGACCAAAGAAAGCGGCAGATACATCCTCGCTTAGTACAGCTGTGGGGGATGACGCAGTTCCTCTACTTTTGCAGAAGGCGATATTTGCAGGGTTAGTCCCATCGTTTGACTTTTGGAGGACAAGCAGATTCCCGACTGCTGTATTTGTGCTGGCTCGCAGCCCGAGGGAAGTTGCACCCGAAAACGTCAACGCGTTGCCAACACTGACAGTGCCGTCGCTATTCACAAACAACCTGCCAGACCCACCAGTGCTGATGGCTACTTGGTCTGCGCCGGGTGAATAGATGCCGGTGTTTTCGTCGCCGGTAAAGGTCAGCGATGGCGATGCAGCACTGCCCAGCGGCACGCTGAAGCGTTCGCTGCTGGTCCACGCATCGGTGGCATCAACCCAGTTGATCGTTTTGTCGGTGGCGCCTTTCAGCGTGATGCCACCGCCGTCGGCGGTTACATCAGTCGGGCTGGTGACATTGCCGATGATGATGTTCTTATCTTCGACCAGCAGGTCCTGAGTGTTGATGGTGGTCGTGGTGCCGTTGACGGTCAGGTTGCCCGCCAGCGTCAGGTCATCGGACCAGCTGACATTTGTGCCGTCGGTGACGATCACCTGATTGGCGGTGCCGTTCGCCAGCTTGCTAACCGCGATTTCAGCGTTGGCCGCGATGTCGGCGTTGACGATGCTGGCGTTGCCGCTCACCACTACGGTGCCGCTCTGATTGGGCAGCGTGATCGTGCGGTCAGCCGTTGGATTGGTGACGGCCAGCGTGGTCTCAAAACCATCAGCAGTGCTGCCCTCAAAGGTCAGCGTGCCAGTGCTGCCGATCTCGAGGTTACCGAGCACCGTGCCGCCACTGACGATGCTGGGGAAGTAGGCGAGGCTATTCCACGCGCTGCTGCCGTTGCCTACTTTCAGTTTCTTGGTATCAGTCTCGAGCCCTACCTCATTCGCCAGCAGCGTCGGATTTGCCGCAGTCCAGTTCGCGGCTGTATCAGCACGCAACTGCAGCCGGACGTTGACGGTGGTAGGTGTTGTCACTGGTCGGCGCCTCCGCCTTTGAGAATCAGTGTTGCCTCTGGATCCTCAGGATCAGCGGCATTTGCATCAAGGA